AGTATCTCATTGGATGATATTTACCCTAATACCTGACGATCATGCACTGATTGTCTGGCCGCAGGTTGCGGATAAGCTGGAGAAAGCAACCAAAACAACCGATGGACGATTTGATAAAATGTCTATATTGGATGAGTTGCTTGAAAGGAGAATCCAATTGTGGGTTGTATACGAAGAGACAACCCCTGTAGCGGCAATAACTACACGCATATTACAGTACAGTCAGTACAAAGCACTATCGATTGACTGGGTTGGCGGTAGCCAGATGAAACAATGGCTTGATGAGGTGCTAAAAACCCTCAGGTCATACGCAAAGGATCAGGGATGCAAGAAGCTGGAAGGCCGAGGCAGAACTGGATGGAAAAAGATTCTCCTAAAGAACGGATGGAATCTTGATTATGTTGCATACGAGGTTGATATAAGCAATGAGTAAAGGAAGTAGCGGAACTACCACAGTAGTTCAGGACACTTTGCCAGAGTATGCACAGCAGTACATCCAGAATATCTTAGCTACTGCGGCAGGCGGTGAGGACGGGCAATCCGGTCTTTACACCAGCCCATACATTGAGTACACCGGTCCGCGCATAGCCGAAGAGTCTCCCCTCAGAGACAAGGTAAACCTAGGTATCGAACAGCTTGCTGAGGTGGGCGCCCCATACTTTGGTGAGGCTATGGATTTACAGCGCGGAATCATCCGTAGTCTGGAGACACCATCTGAGTTTACTGCTGAGACAGCACAGAAGTACATGAACCCGTTTTTGGAGTCCACGCTTGAGGCACAAAAGCAGGAAGCGATAGCGGATTACCAGCAGAGAATACCTGAGCTTGCAAAGAGTGCAGTAGCCGCAGGGGCATTTGGCGGTAGCCGTGCACAATTACTTGAGAATCAAGCGAAAGAAAACCTGCTTGACAGGCTTGCAGGCATAGAGTCTGAGGGACGAGCAACAGCTTACCAGCAGGCACAAGACCTGTTTGATGTAGACAGACGCTTTGCGCGGGACAGCCTGCTCGCAAAAGAAGCAGGACTCGCGGGTCTTGTAGGACTTGGTGAGCGCGGCCAGTCATCATTGCTTGAGCGGTTGAGACAACTCGAAGGGGTCGGCAAGGCAGATGAGGCTCGCAGACAGAGCGAGCTTGACCTAGCTTACGATGAGTTTACTCGCAAAAGAGATTACCCAATGGAGCAACTGGAGCGGTTTGCCGCGCTGGTCAGAGGTATGCCTACACCAACAAGTCGTATCACTGAAAAGCTTACGCAAAGCAATCCACTTGTTGATGCGCTTGGTCTGGGTATTACCGGCCTTCAGCTTAAAAACCTAGGGGCGTTTGGTTAAACATGAACATATTAGAAGTACAAGAAGCCCTGAAGAATATGAGCGAGCAACAGTTGGTGCAGGAGGTACAGCGTCCAAGCGGTAACGCACCTGTATTCCTAGTGGCCACTGAGCTTGACCGTAGACGGAAGATGAAGGCTCGATACAACAAGCAACAACCACCCCAGTCCACTGTAGTGGAAGACCTTGTTGGCGGTATTGGTGCCATGATGCCAATGCAAAAAAGTGCATCTGCACCTTTTATGGGACGACCTGTTAAAAAGATGGCCTTGGGTGGGCTTGCTGGATTAGGAAGAGCAATTCCTAGAGGCTTCCTAGGTCGGCAAACAGAGCGCTTGTCGGATTTATCCCCGATTCCAAAAGGGCAAGGTATTGTCCCATATGTTGCAGGTACATCCAGAGTTACTAAAGGCGGTGGATACGCTCCTCAAATGGGGTTCTTCGGACCTAAAAATTCATCGCTTGGGGGCAAGGCTCTGCGGGCGGCAACACTATCAAGCCCATTTGGATTGGGCGCTTTCTTTGCGTCACCGACAAACATGGGAGACGGCACTCTAGCGGGAGCTTATGGTTTAACACAAGATGAGTTCGACCAAGTCTTGCAATACATGATGCAAAATGGTTTGGACTTCCCAACTAACTCTCCAGAATTTGCGGACCTTGCGGCTCAGTTGACTGGTAAAGATGTCCCGAGACTTCCAAGCCTCGGTGTTCCTGCTGAACAAAGGAGTCAGGAGGCGGCAAGGGTTCAGGCTCAACAACAGGAAGATGAAATCAAGAAGAAGCAGGCAGAAACAAAGACCCTGTTCGATCAGATTGCTGAGATGGATGAGCGCAGGCGTAAGCAAGCTCTGCAATTAGGTATCGCCAGAGCAGGTCTCGCCGCAGTGGGCCAACCTAATTTGATGCAAGCCTTGAAGGCAGGCGGGAAGGAAGTGCTCGACTCAGTGCAGGAGTCTTCCAAGCCATCAAGCTTGCAGTCATTCATCATCAAAGAAAAAATCAAGAAGATGATTGCTGGCGGTGATAAAAATCTACAGAACGTACTCAAGTTCAGACAAGAGTTAGGTAAGTTGTTTGGGGATACGATGGAAGGAACTCCAGAGCGCAAGCAGTTAGCGGACCAAATCAAGCAATTAGATTTGATGATTGCACAAATGCTTGGCCTTCCTGTCAGTGGATCAACCGCAGATTTAGGATCTCTAACAGAGCTGGAGATTTCTCGAAGACAAGCATCACAATAGTCTGGGGGCTGTATGGCTTTTGATGTAAGCAAGCTACGGACAGATCAACTCTTCAGACTCCGTGATGTAAACTATGATCTCTCCCAGTTATCAACGGAAGAACTGGAGGACATCCTCGATTCTCAGGAAGAGCTGAGTGATCTTGGTGCTGGCTTCCAGAGAGCAGGCGGATCTTTCAGGCAGGGTATTGCTGGGCTACTACGTGACATAGCTCCAGAGTACTCAGAAGAATTGTTCGAGTCAGGCGCTAGAGCTATTGAAGAAACACAGCGCCAGCGTACCCCAGACATTCCATCATTCAAAGACATCGAAGACCCTCTCGATCTTATCGAGTACACGGGTGAGCAACTAGCTACATCCCTTCCTCAGCTCATCGCACAGCTCGGAACTGGTGCAGTCGCAACCAGATTGGGCGGTCCTAGAGTGGGCACCGCCGCCGCAGTAGGAGCCGGAACTCCATTTTTTACTGGCATGAATATTGAGCGCCAGATCCAAGAGCAGGGCATCGACTTCAAAGAAGCAGATGTCGCTAAGGCGTTTGGCGTATCCGTTGGACAGTCCTCTCTTGATGCACTGATTGGTCGTTACATTGGTGTGTTTGGTCCTGCTAAAGCGGGTGGCGAGATAGTCAAGGCCGCAAAGGCAGGGCTTGGCAAAAAGGTTGCTAAGGGTGCCGCTCTTGGTGTTGCTGTGGAGGCACCCACAGAAGCCGCTCAGCAAGCGCTTGAGATAATACAAGCAGAAAGCACCTTAAAGAATGGTCTTGACCGCTTAACGTCTATGCCTCCTGAGGTACAGGACGAGCTACTAGAGGCCTTGGTTGCAGGTGGACTTGTTGGTGGAACCATCGGTGGTGCCGCAGGGCCGTTGCGTCCAGAACCCCCTGACATTGCCAAAAGCAGGGATCTCGAAGCACACCTCGCGGAGCTTCGTGATCAGGTCGCAGAAGATTCCCGAAATCTGGAGTTGTTCCGCGCTGAAGCCAGAGCAAGGGGACTGGCAATTCCCCCAGAGAGAAGGCTCCCTCTTTTTGATGACTCTGACATTGTTGTCGCGGCGCAGGAAAAACAGGCAGAAGCAATTAGGATCGAGCAGGAACAGCGAGAGGTTGAGGCACAGATAGCGGAGCTACGCGAAAAGTATGAGCCGCTGATCGGGAAGAAGCTAGACGAGATTGAAACTAATGAGATCGAGAATCTTGTTGCGGCAGATGAGTCGCTTGCAGGAGCTATTGATGATATCCGCGCATTCAATAAGTTGCAGGGACAACGAGAGAGGGCGGCAAAAGCACGACAGGTTTTAGCGGAAAAGAGAGATCAGCAGAAGCGGGATGAGGAGTATGAGGCTTCTACTGAGTTGGCCAAAGTTAGAGAGGATGTCCTGCAAGACATCATTGCCTCAAGCACAGACGTTGTATCTGTTGGCAGTGAAGCATCAGTCTTCCAAACAATATTGCGTGATGCAGGCATGGACCCGACCTTAACGGAAACAGAGGCCCGTCTCATCGAACGCAGGAAAGAGTTCGTTGATCCTCCTTTTGTAGACACTAGGACTCCTGAGCAAATCGAGAAAGGCGAACGTGTCAAGCTCGAAGCGCAAGCCGCCGGTGTAGTTCAAAGCTTAAAAGATCTAGGCGCTTTGCAATCACGCAGGCTGGCTGAAGCCAATGCAGTTCAGATCAGAGCGAATGCCCAAGAGGCTATCAACCTAGGCTACACCCCCGAGTTTATGGACAGGGTCCGTAACATCGCCAAGTCCCTGAGACAGGACCTATCAAAGATTGGGCTTGAGGACGTGGCGCTCAAGATAGGTGGTGCAATTCAAGGAAGCCCAGAGATCGAGGGTGTGACTGATATCGAAAAAGATAGTGGTCGTGTCTCTATATCCCTAGCCGCACAGATTTACAATCCTCAAATGACTGACGAACAGCTCAAGGCGAAGCTAAAAGAAGTCATGAACCACGAGACCATTCACGCTCTGCGTATGTTGGGTGTTCTGACAGAGCCTGAGTATCAGTCGCTGGTTAAGGTGGCTAAGGAGCAGGCGTTTGTTGATAGGTCAGGGAAGGCAAGACTGTTCTCATATTTTGACAGAGCGCAGGTTCTGTACGCAAAGGATGAAAAAGGTAATGCCTTGCCAGAGTCTCTCCAAGAAGAAGAGGCGGTAGCTGAGTTATTCCGTGACTGGGCCGCAGGCCGTAAGAAGATCGCAGGTAAGCCACTCAATCTATTCCAGAAGATCATCAAGTTCTTTAAGGGTCTTGGCAAGAGTCTTGACAGCGAACAGCTTGCTGACGCCAACCGAATCTTCCAGAGCATCGAGTCGGGAGAGATTGGTTCAAGGGTCAGGGACAGAAAAGGTGCAGATGCACTTTCTCCGATGCAGTCGAGAAGAGCAACGGCTGATTCACCTGCCTTCTTCAACGCAACACTCAAGCAACTGCAACAGCTTAAAGACCGATATGACTACCCCTACGGCTCTAGTGGTTACGCTGTTCGTATGCCAGTCGAAGACTTTATGTCGCTGACATACGGAATGGGTAAGGTTGATAAAGCGAATGCGAAGCGCATTGCCAAAGAGTTCTTGGAAGACATGCCAACAAACGACATGTCCAAGATGTCACTTGCCCCAAAAGATCCAGCATCTCGCAGGCAACAGGATCGCAGGAGAGATCGCGGTCTTGAAGCATCCGATGAACAGTTTGCAAGATTTGATCCAGACAAAGTAGATAGTCAGAATTACATGGGTATACCTGCGCTTGAAATCAGGCAAGATGAAGAGACGGCTGGGATCAGAGTTGTTGGCCACGAGGGAAGGCATCGCACAGCACTGGCAACAATCGATGGTGCTGACACAATCCCTGTCCAGATTCAGTATAAAGAGTTTTACACTGACTACGATACAAAGAGGATACGAGGGGAGATACCTCGCGATCAGGCGTTTGATTTTGAAAAATTTTCTGCGGGCAGAGATGTACTGCAACAATATGCCGATGAAAAGTTCGCGTTCGTGGACAGCGAGCCGTTCACAGCACCCATCCCCAAAGGGGTTCCTTTATTCTTCAAATTTAATGAAGAGTTGGATAAGCTAATCGGTCCTAAGTCTGACCCACTGTACCCAGATGATGCCGAGGGGACAGCTAAGTTCTCTAAGCGTATGACACTCGATGATTGGCTGAAGAGATCTGCTATCAAGGAGCCGGTGTACCACGCAACCATTGATTCTTTCCCAGCTCTGAATCCTGACGAGACGCAAGATAAGGCTGTGCATTTTGCCCCTGACATAGAGACTACAGATGGGAGGCTCGAAGAAATTTTCCAGCGTGAAGTTGTGCAGGAGCTGGAAGACGGGAAGGTAATGTTCCCCCGCAGGATCACGGCTAGAATTCAAATGAACAGCCCCCTCAGACTGCCATTCGATCTTGGTAACTGGGGAGATGATACCTTGTGGCGCTCTGCGCTTGAAGATAGCTCCTTCATGTTCACTCAGAGATATGGGAAAGAGCGCATGGCGAATATTATTCAGTCGCGCCCTGACATACAGAAGGTTAAGAAGAAGCTTGCCGAGTATAGAAAAGAATTCCCTAACGAGCCCCTTGATGCGGACACTATTTGGTTAGCCATGGATAGCTCTGGGTTTGATGGGATTATCTACACAAACATGGGTGAGGGATATGGCGCAGATTCCTATCTGGTGTGGAATCCTAACCAGATATATGTAGAGGAGATCGAACCTCTCGACTACGGTGAATTTGAGTTTGCCTTCCAGTTCGATGATCCGAAAGAAAGCATGACACCCGAAGAACTTGCTGAGGTTTCTACACGGCCAGTCATGGGACTGCAAGGTAGGTTCTTGAGTCCAGAGGATGTCGGGGAGTTAGCAAGAGACAAAGATCTGTTTGACGAAAGGAAGCGGCAGTTCTCAGGTATCAAGGGAACTGAAGAGATCATAGATCCTAAGCGGATGTTCTCTCGCAGAACTCCTGTGATTGCTGAAGACAATCCGTTCGACATAGACATGGGGCGGACCACTCTTCCTCTGTATCCAGATCCTGTAGTTGATGAAGACGGCAAGATTACAGGGTACCGTCTGATAAACGGAGAGCAGTTCAAGCCCAACTCTGTGAAACTCACAGACGCTGTCGCATATCTTGGACGCAAAGTATCTGATGTTCTGGGTACAACAGATAAGGTTCCTTACACAGATGACAACGTGGAGCCTCTCGCAAAGATTATGGCGACAGAGGCCATCAAAGCGCTCGAATCAGATAACAACGCTATTGGCTGGTACGACAAGCAGGTCCAAGCCGCAAAGAGAACACTCAGTCTAGTCGAGCCACGTATATTCGAGACAGGCAGAGACGAGACAGCTTTCGATTGGGCGCTTGCTGTGACATCAAACGGGCAGGCCGTGACAGATAATTTTGCTTACGCACTTGAGGCGTTCCGTTTCTACAGAGACAAGGGTAGGTTCCCAGTCAAAGAATGGAAGAAAGGTGGGGACCGAAGGAACCAGATGCAGAGTGCTTTTGTTTTCTTCAATGAGTATCAGAAGCTGTACGAGGACGGTAGTGTTACCAAGCCAATCGATCAGTTCCTTGACTCACAGTTCACAGTGAAACAACTGCAAGCCGTAGTTGATGATATCAACCAGCGATTCAATACCAAGATCAGTGTTCCAGCAGACGAGCTTGTTGACACTGTGGTATTCGGTTCATACATCGCAGGTCCCAAGATCGGACAAGGTTTCTATCAGAACCTGAGGGGTAACCTCGATCCACTGACGATGGATATCTGGTGGATGCGTATGTGGAACCGCTACGTCAATCGCCCTTTCGCAACAGAGGCAACGCCAGAACAGTTGAGGACACTGCGTGGCAAGATACGGGGCGTCATACAAAACAGTCGTGACGAGGTGATACAGGAAGTAGTACAGGATGCTTTGCAGGTTACGGGCATACGCAAGTCCGACCTCCGAAACAACAAGACACTCGACCAGTTTATTCCTGCCCTACGAAAATCATGGGACAGATACTTCAGGAAGTTCCAGAAAGAACAAGACCGTAACCCAGTCAAGCCTCAATTATTTAAGGATGTGAAGACACTCGAAGGCAAGCTCTACGGACAGATACAGGCCACGCCAACAAACGGTACTGAGCGTAACTACATGAGGCGTGTAACCAAGAAAGCACAAGGTTTATTGTCCTCTGTAGGGGTGGATATTGAGACTGCTGACTTACAGGCTTTGATGTGGTATCCTGAGAAGCGTTTGTTCGAGGCCCTTGGTGTCCGCAAGGGAGCAGGACAAGATACAGACTATGCTCAAGCCGCATACGACCAAGCAAAACAGGAGGGGTATACAGATGAGCAAATCAATGAAGCACTCAGCGATCCAGAAAGAGGATACGTCAGTACTCGCACAGACCCCAGACAAGTTGATGAAAGAACTGATACTGGGACTGGACAAGCAAGACTCTCAAAAAGGTACAGCGCCTCAGACACAGCAAGACGTGTCGCCAACAGTGCAGGCGCTAATGGACAAGTATGGGATGTCTCGCGACAAAGCAGAGGCGTGGACGGAAACAACGTAGTTGCGTCCTACTCAGTAAATAATCTTTTCGCGCCCATGTATCTCATGGGCGACATCTCAACCCCAGTCGTACACGAATTAGAACAGTCAGTATCCTCAGCGGAATACTTCAGATCAAAGATACAGCAGTCCAAGGATAGCAATCCTTACGGTGCCGCTGTGTATGTCTACCCTGTGATCACAGATCCAGACGATACAGGGTATGCAGACATGCGTTTGTTTGTAACAGACGGTGGTAATGCAGGGTTTGCATTGAAGGGCAATGACATTGTGAGTGTGTTCAACACAAGGGGCGGTGGCCTACGCAGTGTTTCGTATCCATTGGTGCGGCTTGCTATCGAGCAGGGCGGCAGAAAGCTGGATGCATTTGACACAATCCTACCTGAGATCTATTCAGCCAACGGCATGAAGACTGCATCCCGTTTAGTCTGGGACGAGAAGCAACGTCCTGAGGGATGGCGCGACAATGACTTCATTGAGTTCAACAAAGGGCAACCCGACGTTGTATTCATGTACTACGAGCCTCCGGCCACAGAGTACAAGCCTGACTCTGGGACGTATGCTTTGGACTATGCAGAGGCCCTTGAGATACAAGACAAGGCTGTACGAGGAATCAAAGACAGGGCTCCTGAAAAAGGTGCAGATGCACTTTCTTCTGACGGACCTAATACAATCAGGTTCTCGAAGAGGTTCTCCTATACTGGTACGCCCAACCCTGAGGGCTTCTCATCATTCGTTGACAAGGTCATAGCGAAGGACGAGTCAACAGGTCCATTCAACGAATTCATGCGTAAGATGTTTGGCGCGGCCAAGGGTGAGACGCTACGAGAAGCGTTTGTACGCAACCATATTAGTAGGTTTAGTCCGGGCTATAAGCTCGATGATATCGTCTACGGAACGAGTTACAACAACCCTGATTCTGTCGGACGAGCAATGGAAATGTCTCAGCAGGTTCTGGGCCGAATCTACGCACTCATGGAGTTCGGACCAATCAAGGTGGATGTTGATGGCAATGTCGAGCAGGTGTCCGAAGCAGGCGTCAAGGGACTCAACGAGATATTCGCGCCACTGCTCGAAGGGCAGACACAGGCGCAAGCAAAAGAGAGTGAGCGACAGTTCTATGCCTATGCAATTGCAAGAAGAGAGAAAGCATTGCGGGCTGGCGGGCGAAGAGGCTTCCAAAATTTAAGTGACGCAGAGATTGATAGGGCAATAGCGGCTGGCGACCCAGCTTTCCAAAAAATATTCAACGACTATCAGAACTTCAACAACTACATGGTTCAGTTCGGCAAAGACTCTGGCTTGTTGAATGACCAGATGGCTGAAGAGTTTGCCAACATGGCTTACGTACCATTCTATCGATTGCTTGAGACAGCAGAGGGCGACACAGATTTCTCTAACTCCCTCCCACAGAGAGCGGCCAATAGTTTGATGCAGAAGGGAGCGTTTGATCGAGAGCTTGTGGGGAGTAACTTCCAAGTCTCAGGCGACCTACTCAAGAACATCTATCGTAACAACGAGATGATCATATCTGCTGGTCTGCGTAACATCGCAATGCGTAAAACCTCTGAGGCATTAGAGAAGCTACAAGATCCATCTTGGGGAGAGAAGGCCGACCTCACGAAGCCGCAAGGCAACGTCATGAAGTTCAGGGTCAATGGTGAGCAAGTCGGATACAAGATTCGGGACGGCGCATTGTGGCATTCACTTGCTGGTTTGACTCCCCAACAGAAAGATGCATACATCAAAGCGGCAGAAAAGTTCGCAAATATACTGCGAATCGGTGTCACAAATATGCCGGGGTTCATGGTGGCAAACCTTTGGCGAGGAAAAATCGATGCCTACATCAAAGCTGGTGTCCCAATTGGCATAGGACCGAAAACATTGAGCCGCATGAACCAGTCTATGAGAGACGGCAAAGATGCAATGGCCATCAAACTTCTTACTGGATTCGGTGGGTATTCTTTCGGTGCAGATCCAGCAGACTTTGCCTCGACCGCAAGACGGCTTGGCAGAACTGGGGGCAGGATCATACAGAAGGACACACCTGTCGCGGCTGTTGCCACAGGGTTTAAGAACCTGCTCCAGAAAGTAGAACGATTCGGTGAGTCAACAGAGCTTGAAGTTCGTATCGGTCTGTACCAGAAACTTATCGCTGAGGGTGTGTCTGAAAGAGAGGCCGCATTCCAAGCGATGAACCTGATCAACTACGGTAGGAAAGGAGCCGGTGGTGGTATCACTGGACAACTACTGGTCAACCGACTCATCCCTGCAATCCCGTTCTTGAATGCACGTATCCAAGGTTTGTATCGTTTAGTTGAGGATCCAAGGCTATCAGCAGATGAGCGTCAGGCATATTGGCGAGGGATAATGAATCGTGGACTTCATGTGTTGGTAGTCTCTACTACGCTGGGTGCACTAGCGATGTCTGATGATCGCTGGGAGGAGGAGTCGCTACAGAATAAACTGAACTACGACATTATCTACATCGGTGACCAAGCAATCAGGATACCAAGAGCGTTCGAGTTAGGCGCTATATTCGGGACATTCCCCGTGTTCGCAATTGATGCAATCAGGCAGGAGGATGGCTCTGATCTTGCTATGGCGGTCGCTCACACATTAGCCAACACGTTTGCATTTAACCCACTACCGCAGGGTTTAGTGCCTGCGTTGGAGGTTGTCTCAGGTTACGATTTCTTTAGATTTGCACCCATAGAAGGATTGTCTTTGCAACGCAAGATGACAGAGGACAGGTACTACTCATCAACACCCTACGTGTACCGTCTTCTGAGTGAAGCAGGTTTGAAGTATGCGAGGTTGAGCCCTCTAGAGATTCAACAGTTGCTAGAGGGATACATGGCAGGTTTAGCCACGATCCCAGTAGCAATAGCTGAAAGCGTCATGACTTGGCGCCAAATAGTGCCGCAGAAGCCGAACGGCGTATTCGGCAATCCATACGTCACAGATTTTGGCAGGGTGCTTGGACTGACTAGATTCATACAGCAAGATGGAGAGAGTTCCAGCCAGTTTGTCAGAGATTTCTATGATCTTAGGCGCGAATCAGATGCTGTGTTCTCATCTTATCGTGATGCGGCGGCTACAGGTGATCAGGATCGCATGAATGAGTTACTCGAAGATCGCGGTGTTGCTATGGGATTCCGCAAGACGTTCAATCGTGTAGCGAAACAACTGACTGATATCAACAACGCTATGAATAGAATAGTCGAGAGCCCGACTATGTCGCCCACACAAAAGACACAGCAACTCAGGCAACTCAGGATACAAAAGAACAAACTAGCAAGACGTATTGTTGAGCTAGCTGAGAAGCAAGGGATATAAAAAAGCCCCCATAAAGGGGGCAATAGTGAGTGCATCTGTCCTGTGGTTGACTAAACCACTGCACTCTGTCCAACAGGAGTAAGCAGATAGTACTATATAAAAAAGTTCATGTGCACTTTTTTTCTATAGCGAGTAAGCGGTCAATCTCGGCTTGAGCATAGAACAATATCTTCCTTGCATCCCGAAGCATCTCGCTGTGTTCAACCTCTCCATACCTGTAGCAGGCACGGAATATCTCCCCTATCTGAGCGTTCATGTTTTTGTGTGAGATCAAGTCCTGTATCTGAGCCGCCCCGTCGGGTAGCTCATAGTAGCTAGCTGTACTGCCATCAGAACGTAACTTTGCCTGCATCAACATCCTCCTTGATTAGAGGGACACACCCCGCAACAAGCGGGGTATCGTCCGACATAATCTGCTTTGCTTCTTGGACACAGGAATGAAGCTCATCATGAAACACTTTCTCTTGGACCTCCGCAACGGGAGTTCCGTTAGCGAACACCAAAAGAACGTATACCCACATTGGAATCACCATTCATCTTTTTCTTAACCCAGTCCTCGATGTCAACGTACTTCCAGTAAATCTTTCTGTCACTGATCTTGAACGACTTGGGGAACGTATCATCATTGTTGATACGATGAGTGAGTGTTGACCTTGCAATGCCAAGGTACTTACAAACTTGCTTAGGACTGAGCACAGGCTCATTCCCAATTCGTTTGATATCTCCTATCTCTTCAACCATCGGTTAAAATCCTCTCTTAAATCTATAAACGCTGATCGCGCCTGTGCATTCTCTTTAAGCTCTGACCTTGAGGTAATACCAAGTGCATCCCTCAAAACTATAACGGTGTTTGCCTCTGTCACATCAAGATTTGTTCCAAGTAGAACAAACTGTTGGAACTTCTCTTGTCTGCAAAGAGCACCGCAGGATGCTATCAGCCTGCTTATCTCTTTTGTTGAGGTGTCCTGTGCTATCTCATCATCATCACTAAGCCTGACCATAGCAACCATATAACGTGACCCAACCCAATCTGTCATCAGATCAGCGGGTACCTCATCTGGATGCACGGCCATCTTGAGCACTGTCCCATCAGAGGACTGATTGAGAGATATCTTCACACCCTCAAAGTGCATTGCTTCAATCGACATGGAACACACGCCTCTCTGCCTGAACCTGAAGGGCATGTCTCATACGATCAGCCCTCCGCGCTTTATTTGGATGCAGACACTCAGAAGTTTCAATCACATCGATGTCACCAATTGAGTAGCCCAAGTTGGACAGGCTCTTTTGGTTGTTTCGAATAAGGGCTTCAGCCTTCTCTTGTGCCTCAGCTTCTGATTCAGCATGGAGATAAACCGTCTTGGTAAAATCCATGTTGAGTGTGACGGCATAAGATGTCATCCCTGCTTATCCTCTGCGCTGGACCCATGAACCATACGCTTTAGATTTTCCATCGCGTATCTAATGAAATGCTGGGAGCCCTCATCGCCCATTGATAAAGCTTCAGCATCCTTGTTGGCCCGAATCAGACCGGCTATCTCTGCGCGACTCAGTGCGCTCATTAGCTCTCGCACGGTTGTGAAATTAGTATCCTCAAGAACAGACACACCATTTACATGGACCGTTACATTGCCTGAGTGATTACCATTCTTGTGCACACGATAAGTCAGCTCTGTATCACCGTGCTTCTCTTGGATTGTGAATCCTGTCATTGTTCAAACTCCTTAAAAAGTTTTGTTGCATGTTCTATTGGATCAACACCTTGCATGGCCCACCATAATCTTTCATCACCAAAGTTATGCAGTTCCATGTGATGAGCATGACAAAGCGGGACACACCAGTTGTCTCCCACCTTCATACCCATCGCGTTAGGCTCTGCGTAGGTAACGTGGTGAGCCTCTGAGGCAAAGCCGCACACAAGGCACGGCTTACCATGCAAGCTCTTGATGTATTTCTTAGAACGGAATCTCATCGCCTGTAGACTCAGGTTCAGGTTTAGGCTCAGCGGTTCTCTTTTGCTCTGCTTTCATGGAGATAAAGGTTCCTTTTTGACCCTCTTTCCTCCATCCGGCAAGTGCGATGATGGGCATGTCAACACCCTTGTTTCGCTGAGCAAGAATCGAATCCACTGTCTCTTTGTCTAGCTCCACATCACCCGTGTAATCAGGTGATGAGTCCTTGGTCTTCTCTCTATTAACATAGAGAGCACCACTGGGTTTTTTCACCCCGTTCCTATCGATATACGCCATTACTTCTTCTCCTTTAGCTTGTTAGCTTTATCCATAAACGCATCGTAGACACGCTTGTGTTCTTCTGGAGCATACTGCTCCAGATGTTCAATTGCCTGCTGGTTCATACTCCAGAACTGACGCAAGGAATTAATGTCTCTTCCAGCCATGAATTTGATCAGGACTTCAGCGACAGTTTTCCATGTGCCATCCGTGATATCTTCATGCTTGCCGTCAGGTGCAAATATCGGTCGATTCGGACTTGGAGCAACAGGCTTTTCTTCAACCTTCTTAGCAGGTTTACTAGCAGGCTTGCTTTGTGCATCAGGTGACGAATCAGGATGATGGTCATGCCCGTGATAGATATACATACCCAGACCCATGTACGCCAACACCTTCACAAGACAACGCTGATATGCAGTGTTGATCTGAAAGGCGTTGGGGTTTGGGATTGGCTTGTTGCTGTAGTTGATGACAGGGAACACCTCTGTCAAGTCCTCATCAACACCAATGAACACACGCACAGAAATCAGTGCCGTGCCGTCCTCAAGATACTGGATAGGGCCCTTCTCAAACCGAGCCTGAGGATAATTCTCCTTCAGTGTTTGCCAAGCCCATGACCAAGACAGGTATGTAAAACCATTCTTCTCCTCAGTGTGACCATCACAGTCAATCGCACTGAGGGTTTCCCAAACACTCTTCTTACTGGCCATAAATTGTTCCTGCGAAAAGCTGGTTGTGTAATCTCTTCCCAAGACCAGTCGGGGATGTATCACTCAGAATTGTCTGGATAGGATTTGCCCAATCCTCGTGGACAACCAGTGCATTCCTAGCCATAAGATTTGAGATAGCCTGCGTCTTAGTCAGCCTGCGATCCCTCACAAGAGTTGCGATTGTCCTTGCGTTGTTCACTCGGACTTCTTGCCGTTTCCTGACTGACGCTGAGTCGCCACGATTTTTTTGTCGTCTCTTTGGCTTGGGTAGATCAAGCGCCCCGGTCTTTACATTCATTCGCTTGAGAAGATTCTCAAGGACTGCCTTGTGATATGCATGAAGCGTGAGCTTCTCATCGATGGTCTCCAACTCCTGTTGGATAATTTGTACTGCGTCAGACATTATTACTCTCCTCGAATTGACTACAGAACTGAGCGACACCGCAGAAGTTTTCACAACAACGTGTCAACTCTGACGGGCGCTCCTCAAGATAAAGTGCATCTGCACCTTTTTGCTCTTTCATGTAAAGCTCAGCGAGCTTTGGATCATCAAAGAGTTTGACCGCAGACTTGCGGCCCTTCTTCATGACGGCCCACTTAGCAGGCTTGGCCCACCGCTCCTCATCGGAGCACAGAGGTATGTCATTGATGAAGTCTGTTTGTGCGTTCTTGTGGAGGAACACACGGTTAGCGATGTAGTTAGACTGCTCCTCGAAATCCCAGAGCGGTACATCGATAACTTGAATGTTGGCATTCGGATAGTCTCGCTCTCTCTGTGATTTTCTGCGATTGAAATCCCGAATGATTGCGATGATCTGTAACTTCTTAACGGGCAACTGTTTGCTTCTAGTTACAAGCCATGCGTAGCAGTTCAGTTGTTTCTCCCAGTCAGGCTTATCATTCATGACAGCCCAAGCTGTACAGACCTTGTAGTCCATGATCGACACAGAGCCGTCAGCCTCGTACTTTTGTACGTCAATGGCACCGGATAGCACCCAGTCAAATACATTCTGATACAGGCGCTCCTCGTAAACCTCATTAGGCTTCTCATCGGTATCCTCTAACATCTGATGCACAGCAGTCCCGACCATGCTGAAAGTCATGTCGGTGATATCACGTTGCATTTGGTCTTCATGCCGCTGTTTGAGAATGTTGATGCGAGGGGAATCGATCAGCGTCGTGACACTGATATCTGCATCGCCTTTGGAATACTTGTTATTCTGAGCAACACGGATAAACTGCTCAGGAACATTGTGAACATTAGTGATTATCATCCCGCCTCCCGATAGGACTATGAGTGGTTGATAATAACAGGTATTGAAAGTAATGCAACCTAAAGATACAAAAGAAACAGACGTATTTATAACGATACTAGGGGAGCCTGCGAGTAAAGCAAATTCACGTAGAATGGTATTGATAGGGGGCAAGCCTCGATTAATTAAATCGAAAAAGGCTCTGGATTATTGCAAAGGATTTGCTGAACAGTGTCCTGTTCTTGACACCCTGATCGAGTGTGATGTTGCGGTAACGCTCGACATATATTACGCTTCTCGCAGGCCTGATCTGGATGAGTCAGTCATTCTGGATGAGCTACAAGGGAGGGTGTACAAGAACGACAGGCAAGTCAAGGAGAAGCATGTCTTCTGGCATCTCGACAGAGATAATCCAAGATCCGATATCCGCGTTGAAGTTATGGAGGGCGGTGATTAGTCAGGCCTTCACTGACGCATCTAGTGATAAGAGACACAATCGGGTGGCTGTAGCAACGTGGCTTCTCTGTAAAGATTTTGAAACGGTTTGTGATCTAGCATCGTTAAACCATTTAGTTATAAAAAAAGTACTGGCGACCATTCTGGCCGAAACACCTGATAGGGGGCAGGTGATCTGTAAAAGACTGATAACAACTATAGAAAACTTGTAACACGGGAGGTTACATGAGCGACAATTTAGCTCTGAAGGAGTACGCGGATCACTTGCCTATAGGTGATCATAAAAAAGTATGTCCGCTCTGCTCACACACACGAAAGAAAAATAAAAACGATCTCTGTCTTTCACTCAAAGTCATGCCTGACCGCATGGTCTTCAATTGTTTCCACTGTCAAGAGAGTGGAGTCATCCAATTTCGCGGGAGAGAAAAAGTGCAAGTGCACCAAATTGACCAACACAGAACACAAAAGCTAAACATACGACCACTATCAGAAGAAGCCCTCAAGTGGTTGGAAAGTAGAGGGATATCGAAACAAGTAGCAAAGGACGCTAATCTTTTCTCCAGTGACCACTGGATCAACTCAGAGAATAGCAGAGTTCCTTGCATCGGATTCCCTTATGAGAGAGGGAGCATTACGGCAGGGGCCAAGATGCGCTCATTGGGTAGCAAAGGATTCTCATGCACGTCTGCATTGCAGTGGTTCTTCAATATCAATTCGATTGGGGACGGAGATTATTTTGTTATTTGTGAGGGCGAGATAGACGCTTTGTCTTTTGTGCAGGCCGGGATCAAGTCAGCGGTCAGTGTTCCGAATGGCGCTGTCGGGAAGGTCAAGACTGGCGCTATCAATCCTGAGGATGACAGGACGTTCAACTTCCTGTGGGACGCAAAAGAGAAGCTGGACAACTCACGTAAGATAATCATAGCGACAGACGGAGACACTGCTGGCAATGCAATGGCAGAGGAGCTGGCGAGAAGGATTGGCAGGGATAGATGCTGGCGTATTGTTTACCCAGAGGGTTACAAGGACGCCAATGAAGTGCTTCTCGACTGCGGAGAAGAGTGCCTCGTGGATCTGGTTGAGTCTGCTGAGCCTTGGCCGATCAAAGGGATATACGATGCATCATTTTATTCCACTGAGGTTCAAGACATTTATTCTAACGGGCTCGGATCTGGACTATCTACTGGGTATCAGAATCTGGATGACATATACACGGTAGCATCTGGACAACTCACTGTAGTTACAGGGAATCCCAGCTCTGGTAAGTCAGAGTTCATAGATCAACTGATGATGAATCAAGCTAGACAGTTTGACAGTAAGTTCGCAGTGTGTTCTTTCGAGAATGAACCAAAACTGCACATTGCTAAGCTGGCCTCCAAGTACATTCGCAAACCATTCTTTGAGGGCATGAATGATCGGATGACACAGGATGAGCTGAATGAGTCCCAAGAGTTTGTAAACAAGCACTTCACGTTCCTGTCGCACAATGATGGGAACCTTGTAGATCTGGATGACTTACTAGAGAGATTGAAGGTAGCGGTGATGCGGTTCGGAATCACGGGTGTGGTGATCGACCCATACAACTACATAAGAAAAGACACAGATAGAGAGACAGATTGGATCAGCGAGATGCTGACCAAGGTGAGGATGTTTGCACAGCACTATGACTGTCACGTTTGGTTTGTAGCACATCCAACGAAACAGCAGAAAGAGAATGGCAAATTGCCAGTGCCGAAAGGATACGATATCTCAGGCAGTGCCGCATGGTTTGCCAAGGCAGACTGTGGCATCACAGTGCACAGAGAGTTTCAGTCCCCTGACACAGAAATACATGTGTGGAAATGCAGGTTCGCATGGATTGGTAAGCAGGGCATTTGCGACCTGATCTACGATCCTGTCAGCACCTGTTACCGTGAGCATGGATTCGCAGACAGGTACATCAGCACTGAGAAAGCAAACCCATCAGACTTCCCTGCACCATTCTAAAAAGTGCATCTGCACTTTTTTCAGGCAAAAAAAAAGGCGCTCCAGTCGGGAAACCGGAGCGCCTAGCTATTCGATAGATTCACTGTACTACAACCATGAGCATCACTTCATGGTGCGCGACACAATTTTAGATCTTTCCAAGCCTGTGAAATACAAACAGGGGTCAAGCAGGGTCAGACATCTATCGCCTTCGGCACGTAGCTACCGTGCACTGGAGGTAGTCGCGCCCCCTTCAAATCGCAAGCTGATCAAGCACAGCATTCTTGAGCCGTCTCTCATATAGGCTCTTGGCCTGAGAGATCGTGATCCCTGTCCCCTCGATAGGGATCTCATAACCATCCTCATCCGCTGTGCATACTGAGTCGTTGATAACATGATAATAGTGGAAGTGTACAGGTTTCTTGTTCCGCACCTTTTCGATGTCCCTGTCGAGCTGATTGATAATCGCGGCATACTCTTGAGAACTCCAGTTCTCTTCTCGCGACCTAGCGTTTGCTATATACTGTTGCTCTTTGAGATGGGTAATCCAAGCCAGTGGAGCCCGACCGAAACCAGAAAACTTGTGGATCGTGCACTCATCCAGACCGTGAGGCTTGGAGGGAATGAGCCTGCCATCAACATTGAAGATGGTCTCCTTGCTGACAGTCACGGTAGCAAATCGACTACCTACACGATGTCGCCACAGGTGTGAGATCACTGCTGTAAACCGCTTGGAATCCACAGATGACATGACTCTAGGTACATCATCTTCTAGTGTGCGATTTCCGAATGACTGAACCTCGACAGACATCCTGTCTACCCAGTGCGGAGCGTCCCGATTAAATTCTCTCCATGCGCTGTTGTGAACAGACTCTTTGATCTCAGTCAGACGATCGTTCCAGTTGTAAGGCGCAGGCGCCCTCTCACTGACACGTATGTCCTGAATGGTTGCCGCATCGCTCTGGATCGTCCTGACACAGTCAAGCCACGTCTTGCGGCCCAGCGTCTTGGCTGACACCAGCATATAATCGCCAGCATCCCACTGTCGAATGACATTCTTGATCGCTGTGCAGAACTCGACCTCATCATCTGATTTACGGAGCATCTGCAACCAGTCAGCATTTTGATCATTGTCAAAGATGATCCACTTGATCAGGTTTGGAGGGATCCCCAGATATTTGGCCCTGACTTGAATCATCTCATTGAGCATCGGAACCATGTTCCTCTTTGTGAAATTGTTTTGCATAGTCGTTTCCTCATGTTGGTTTGTTGCGGCCAGTCAGACCGAACATGTGCCCCGCAGGGCACATGGGCAGGTGACTAAGCATTGTTTGCATAAGTCCGGTTTGCTTCTTTCCGCTTTTGAAATTCTCTCTTGGCGAACTCCCTCGCATCATAGATACCCTCATCAGCATTCAGACCATCAGCTAGCTTTTCAGCTATCTTGGTCAGCTTGAGCCGTATGTCCAGCTCTTGCCGCGCAGTTCGGAAATCGAACTCATCTGAGTAGACAAGGCCTATGATCGCGTTGTAAGCGGCTTCATGTGCCTCCGCTTTCACGCCAAGGAATTCCTTTGAAGGGATTCCCATTCTGGTTAGCATGTCATTCATGTTCATGATTTGTCTCCACTTTTACAACTTTGAAATCTTCAGATACGTGGTTCAACACGAACCACTGAAGGCAGTCCTCAACTGTGTAACAGTACAGCTTGGTCTGTTCATCATCGTTACAGTGGAGCACAGCATGTGCTTGGCTTGGGCCAGCTCCCGCTTGATAGAAATCATCCTCGATGTCCCTGTAGGTTTCTACCGCATAGACATCGGCACGGATGATAGTCAGTCCTCTTGGTGTGCTCATAGTATTTCTCCTCTTATGTTCACAACGGTCTAGTGAGACCGATCCAGTGCCCGATACACGGACACTGGGGCAGGTCACTAGAACTTCCATTTGTCCTCATCATCAGAAAACCAGAAGGCTATAAGGCCCACTGCATAGACAAGGCAGATCAAAGCAACGGATGCAAAGCTGGTGTATTCAGTCATCTCGATGTACTCCAAGGGTTAGTGGATTTATCCCTCATCTTTTTTTTTTTTTTTTCAGCGTAGGTGCTCCTGCGGTATCCCACCATACCTGAGTCCCTTAGAAAATTGATCGCGCCATTCAGCTCATCAATATCTCGATGCATCTCAGCAACGGTGTCAGGATCAGCAATCAAGTGAGTCACCTTGTAGGTCAGGTCATCTACGTGAGACACGCAGTTATCTACCAGTACTCGAATGGCGCTCTTGATAGCGCCCTCATGAAGTTCAGTCATATCACTCTCCAAAAAAGTTCATATGCACTTTTTGACATGGTCAGCTTACGCTGACCACATCTCCGAATGGTGCGGCTGTAGCGCCAGTGGATACCCACAGCACCGGATAGTCAGGTGCCTGTGGGAAATCATGCACATACAGGTCTGTGAAGTACACCATAGAATCGACAGGCAGACCTTGCTCATCAACATACTTGAAGGCAGGTGTGACCCGTGTGCCGCCACGGCCCTTGGCATTGAGTGACTCGATCACCTCACCCTCATAGTACGTAGTCACAGACTGCACCTGAGTATCGCAGGTGATGATCGTCACAGACGTTGGGCACATGTCCTCAGAGATTGCATTCAGCTCACTGAGATACATGTTCAGCTCTTCCTGCGTAACAGAACAGGATGAATCGATCACGGCCACGATGTTACCCACACCATTGTGCTCGACACTGGGCATGTAGATGCCGCAGGAGGCCAGCATCTTGCGATTGGGCTTCCGCATGGTGTAGTCATCAGGCTGGTCACCCCCCACGAACAGACGCAACTTGTCACGCCAGTCAACCTTGTTAGTGGTCAACATATTGACCAGTTCATCAAGGCCAGCGGGTACCTTGCCGATACTCTTGGCAGTGGTAGCGGCCTGCATGACCATACGATCTGACTGTGCCTCCATCTCCTCAAGCTCCTTGCCGGAGACAGGATCACCGTCACCGTTGGTAGGTTGCTTGATATCACCGAACCTCCAGCCCTCGCCCTGAGGACGATTGGCGGTGTCTAGCAGGCGGGGATAGATCGCCTCAGCAGACATGCCTTTGTACTGAGGGTCAAACAAACCCTCAGGAGGCATCTCCAATCCGCTGTCGATACAGATCTGGTTGATCGCGTAGTCTGTCGCCATGTTCCAGACCTCATGGTCACGGCCATCACAACGCATCGGATGCTTGAGTGCCACATGCATGATCTCATGCACTACCACGAACGTCACCTGATCGAAAGGGAGCCGCATGACAAAGTCAGGATTGTAGTTCACTGTCCTGCCATCAGTGCACATCGTAGGGATTGATGAGTCCTCGATGAACTGCATACCCATAGCGATGGCGCCAAAGAATGGATGCTTGATCATCAGGCGGGTCTTGACCCGCGAGATGACGAACTGGGCATCCTGATTGAGTGCCTGAATCATGATGCCTTCTCCTCAAGTACAAGAAGCTTCGCGTCACCAGTCAGCCAGTCACGCACCTCTTTGACATCATGAGCCCACTTGCGGATCTCAGCCTTGCCATTGAGATTGACCACGGTCTTCATGGCGAACGCACTGTACTCCTGCGCTGGGATACGGTTGATGAACCGAACCAGATTGGCAGACGTGGACTTCTTGACTCGATAGGCAAGGGATGCACACAGGGCATATGCCATCGCAGGCTCAGAAGGGATCTCAGCATTGTCTGGATCAGTGAACGGGGCATCGATGTCAGGCATCGCATCACACATTTGCAGGTGCACCTCGAACGTAGCCGTAGTGCCCTCGCCCAGAGTCCCGCACAAAGCGATGTGCTGGGCCATTGGGCTCAGCTTCCAAGACAGGATCTGGTGAGCCTTCTCCCAAGAGCGAGGGGATGGACATGCATTCACGTCCTTATCGAACTTGGACAGGTGCTCAGGCTGGAAGCGCAGGAAGCTCAGGATGCGATTGTCGATCCCATTGGCCGCCATGTACTGGAGCGCATCATCAAGGTCAGGCACGATGGTGATGTGCAGTAGACGATCCTTGAGGTGAGAAGGCATGGCGTTGGTACCAGCGCGATGGTGCATCTGGTTGCCAGCACAGACCACAGTCCAGCCGTCAGGCAGAACGTGCTCACCGATACGGCGCTCATTGACCAGTTGACCAATGATGTTCTGGTTGGCGACAGGAGCCTGTGGCAGTTCATCCACGAACAAGATACCGACACCATCAGTGGGCAAGTACTGTGGACGCAGACGGATCATACGATCACCCTGAGCCCAAGGCAGACCGCCCAGCTCACCAGCGTCATACTGGTTGGCACGGAAATCCATGAAGTCGATCTCCATGTCCTGTGCCAGAGCCTCGACAGATGCTGTCTTACCAGCACCGGCCACACCCCAAAGCATCGGGGTCACGTACTGGCTTGAGCGGCCAGTCAATTGCTGATTTGCCAGAACACTGGCGCGAACAATTTCCACAGCAGTGGATAGGTTTGTAGTTTGGTTCATTGTTACTCTCCCATTGGAAAAAAAAGTGCACATGCACTTTTTCGGTCAGTCAGACCGATCAAGCGCCCGACACAGGTCAGACGCTTGGGCAGGTGACTGGATTAGCCTTCAAGGGTATCGAGCATCTCAGAGATCTCATCAGACTCTTGAGCGGCCTCAGCGAGCTTCGCCTTTTCCTTAGCCTTCGCTTCATGAAGCTTGCGGACTGCAGTGAGCAGGCGATTGTACTCTTCCTCATCGAGTGCCGCGACTTTCACGGCCAGCTTTTCAACAGGATCAGTTACAGGTCTGATCTTAGCCATGATCTTGGCCTGATTGGTGATACCTTCATTGTGAAGGGTCATAGCTACAGACGCAGAGTCTGTGCACTCCAGAAGCTGAGGCATGGCCTTGAGGAGCCCGTTCACGTTTTTGGAGTAGCGATCTACGTTTGAGTCTGTAACGCCAGCCTCTGCAAGCTGAGTCTTGAGCTCGCTCATGACCACCTTAGGAAGGCCGTCACTCTGGCCGCGCTTGGTTAGCTTGATACCAGCCACAGCGAGATCAGCGATGATATGCTGGTAGGCTGTCATGATAGCTTCTGTCCTTTCATTTGCGATGTCTTTCGCCTTGGCTCCTAGGCCCTCTGAAGCAGAGATAGCGTTAGCGATTTCAGTGACTGAAGCGAGAGTGAATTTTACTTTTGAGTTTGCCATGGGAAATCCCTCCATATTGGCTTGGTTTGAAAACGGTCAGTGTGACCGATACAGAACCCTTGACAGGATGCTGAGGCAGGACACTGACAGAGGCAGGTATTCCAACCCGCCTCAAACACTAAAACCCCGAACCAACTTGCAAGCGCTCAGGGTAGTTCCAACATTGACGAATGACTCAGTACAGGGCACTGCTGGTCTCACTTGGTCAGGGTCACCCCCCAACGCATCCGATTCACACGATCTGCTTGCCAGCTTGGCACAGGCACCGCCTGTCACCGTCTCCCATCGCTCACGTTAACCGCAGACTCCGCACTCCACGCAATGGGTATAGTGTGCGTTCAAAGTCTTGTCATCAGGTCTGGTATGGACTGATGTCCTGCCAGCTCACCGACTCGCCTGAAATGGCGTGGGCCTGTGTGGGAGTCCGCGATGTCCACTGAGTGGAGGCATCGGGGCTTGGCCATGACCAGCATAGGATCGCTCCACTAAGCTGGTTGATCAGTCAACATAGGATCGCTCCACTAAGCTGAATGACCGGCCCTCTCCGGCCCAAGGTGCGAATCCCAGATCGGGTAGAGCACCATTCGATAAGCCGATTATACACACCTAAAATCACATAACAACACCTAATGGCAAAAAAAAGTAAAAAAAGTTCATATGCCCAGAAAGTACACTGGTTGCAGGGATCAAAAAAGTGCACATGCACTTTTTCAGCGCCCGAAACATTACCGCTGAGTAGAAGGGGATACAGTGGAGAGACTACAGGTGATCGCAGGCCAATCAATCAAGGGAGGCCTTACAGCCAAGCAGGATGCATTCGCTCAGGGCGTGGCCAACGGACAGACACTCAGCGAGGCATACAGGGCATCGTACAGTGCTGAAGGCATGAAAGACTCCAGCGTGTGGACGGAGGCGTCAAAGCTGATGGACAACCCTAAGGTCTCACAAAGGGTGTTATCGATTCAGAAGGCTCAGGAAGACAGGACACTGCATGATCAGGCTCGCTTGAAGAGATTGGTGCTGGAGCGGCTCCATGCTGAGGCCATGCAGGCTGAGTCTGACAGTGCGCGGATCAGGGCTCTGGAACTGCTGGGTAAATCGATCGCCATGTTCACTGATCGAGTGGAGCAGGACGACACCAGCAGGAGTGCCGGAGAGATCGAGACAGAGCTCCAGAAGAAACTGGCTGACCTAGCACAGCGCTACGGGGGTACTGGTTCGTGATCTGGCTATCTGGCTGACCCCACCCACGGGGTACCCCCCTGCGCGGTCGTGGTGCACTGGCCGTACTACACACACTATTCCACACACCCAATCACAACACTTTCATAAACCCCTTTTTTGCTATGGTTTATCGGGTACTTTGCCTGAAGTAAGGGGTAGGGTACCCCCATAAAGAAAAAGCCCCGTAGAGAGCCTTAGAATCGCTCTGAAGGGGCTTTGTGAATTGCGCCAAGGAACCACGGGCGCGGATCATTCTATTTATTAGCTAATCACAGGTCCTTCGTCATCATTTCTAGCTGACGTTTATGGACTTCCCTCAGGATACCAGAGTTAGCTATGTGATTTTCTGCTCTTGACAGTTGTGAACACTCGATAGCACGTCCCATCAGTTTGAAGAAACGGATAACACTCCTCATTTCTTCTCTCCAGAGTACTTCTCTAGCTGATCAACTAACTGCTTTAACGTGTTTTCCCATTGATTTAGCGCCCACTCAGTGTTCGTGCGGGCCATATGGAAAGATTTTTCTACGAATTGCTTGAATTGCTCCATGTTCATCTCCTTTGTGCAGTGCAACATAGAGCAATCTTAGCATACTACTTTGGGCTTAGTTTATCGATCTCCCATCGAAGCAGGATTACGCGCCTCTCAAGTGAAGCAATCTTCTTATACTTACGATTTAGGGATATCTGGAGGAGGTTTAGCCACGCAAGCTTAACCTTGTATACAAGTAACTTCATTGTGAACATCCTGTTGCCTAAGGTATACCTTAGTGGTTTTATTATAGGAAGGTTTACCTTGCTCTAGGTAAACCTAGAGGGTAATTGTATCAGGAAAAATCATACATGCAACTGTAGCTAAACAGGGGTTTGAGGCCAAAAAGTGCATGTGCACATTTTCTTGTGCTACAATGAAACCGTATTGCGCTCTCCTCCCGATTGTAAGCAAGACATCAGGGGCCCTTCGGGGCCCCTCCTTTACGCAAGGTAATTCATGGCTGATATCATCAAGTTTCCCGGCGAAGAAACATTCCTTGAACTAGATCCGAAAGAGATGTTGACCAACGCAATGGAAGAGTATGATTTCGACAAGGTAATCTTGATAGGGACTGTGGCCAAAAAGGACGACAAGGGTAGATCACTAGGTTCAGATCTAACGATATGCACTTCCACCAGCGATACAGCAGAGATAATATTCCAGATTGAGATAGCCAAAAAGGCCCTTCTGGATGGAACAGAGTACTGATCTCACCCAATACAAAGACCTCATACAGAAACTGCCTATCGAGGAACAGCGTGAACTGCTCGACCTCATGGAAAACCTGTCCGAGGCAAAAACCAGAGAACTATCCAGACTAGACTTCCTTGAGTTTGTTCGACACGTATGGCCTGCTTTTATTGCTGGCGCTCATCACAAAACAATGGCTGACGCCTTCGAGAGGGTAGCCAAGGGTGAACTCAAGCGTCTGATTATCAATATGCCACCCCGGCACACCAAGTCAGAGTTTGCATCCTATCTTTTCCCCGCTTGGTTTCTTGGGCGCTACCCTGACAAGAAGATAATCCAGACCGCTCACACGGCGGAATTGGCAGTGGGGTTTGGCCGGAAGGTGAGGAACCTGTTCGAGAACGAAGACTTCAAGCAGATCTTCCCTGATATCACCTTGTCAACGGACTCCAAGGCCGCAGGACGATGGAACACCTCGAAGGGCGGTGATTATTTTGCGATTGGTGTTGGGGGCGCTGTAACTGGTAAAGGTGCGGACATCCTTATCATTGACGATCCCCACTCAGAACAAGAAGCCGCTATAGGCGCATACAACCCTGAGGTGTATGACAAGGTATATGAGTGGTACACATCAGGTCCAAGACAGCGTCTCCAGCCCGGTGGTGCGATTATTATTGTGATGACCCGATGGTCTGTGAGGGATCTCACAGGTCAGATTATCAAGAAGTCTGTTGAGCGTGACGGATCTGATGACTGGGAGGTCATTGAGCTTCCAGCGATTATGCCTTCCGGCAATCCGCTTTGGCCGGAGTTCTGGCCCCTTGATCAATTATCTGCGCTAAAGGCTGAGCTTCCTGTGTCGAAGTGGTCTGCTCAGTATCAGCAGAACCCGACCAGTGAAGAGGGAGCCCTGATCAAGCGCGAATGGTGGAGGACATGGGAGAGGTCTGAACCTCCAGTGTGTGATGCAATCATCCAAAGTTGGGATACTGCGTTCCTGAAAACACAGAGATCAGACTATTCGGCATGTACAACGTGGGGTATTTTTCATCACCCTAACGACTCCGGCAAGGAAGTGCCCAATTTGATATTATTAGATAGCTTCAAAGAGAAATATGAGTTCCCCGAGTTGAAGCGTGTCGCTCATGAAACATACTGGGCTTGGGAACCAGACCAGATGATCGTTGAGAAGAAGGCATCTGGAGCACCGTTGATCTTTGAGTTAAGAGCTATGGGGATTCCTGTAACGGAGTTCACGCCCTCAAGAGGGCAGGATAAGATTGCCAGAGTCAACGCGGTCAGCGACCTATTTGCCTCTGGAGTGATATGGGCCCCTCCTACCAGATGGGCTGATGAGATAATAGAGGAGTGCGCCTCGTTTCCATCGGGTGAGCACGATGACTTAGTTGACTCTATGTCTCAAGCCCTGCTTAGATTTAGGCAAGGTGGATGGATTCGTTCTGAGATGGACGAATGGGAAGAACCACAATACCGATACCGGAAGGCTGAGTTTTACTAATGGCTATTGAAAAACCAATGATCCCATCTAATGTTGTCGAGATTATGTCTGGCAACGAATCAGAAGAGCAGGTAGAGGTTGAAATAATAAACCCTGATGCTGTCTCAATAGAGGATGAAGATGGGGGTATGACTATCGTCCTAGATCCTAACATGCAGGAAGACATTATCGGTCCAGATCATATGTCAAACATTGCAGAGTTTATGGATGATGCGGATCTAGAAAGCCTTGGCTCTGAGCTAGTACACCAGTTTCACAGTGACCGTCAGTCGAGATCTGACTGGGCTAAGTCTTATGTGAAAGGTCTTGACCTCATGGGTCTCAAGATAGAAGAAAGAGATCAACCGTGGCCGGGAGCCTGCGGTGTTTTTCACCCGTTACTTACTGAGTCTGTGATTCGTTTTCAGGCGCAAGCCATCACAGAAATATTCCCAGCGTCAGGACCTGTCAGGACAAACATTGTCGGAGCTATGGATTCCGACAAAGCCAAGCAGGCTGTTCGCGTAGAGAACGAAATGAATTACCTCACAACAGAGGTGATGACTGAGTACCGTGATGAGTTTGAGCAGATGCTGTTCAAACTACCCTTGGCAGGTTCTGCCTTCAAAAAAATATACTATGACCCAATGCTTGAGCGTCCGGTAGCAATGTTTGTCCCAGCAGAGGACTTTGTTGTTTCTTACGGTGCGGCTGATTTAGACACAGCCATGCGTTACACGCATGTGATGAAGAAGTCAGCGAACGATGTTCTCAAGTTGATGGTGTCTGGTTTCTACAAAGATGTTGATCTCCCTGACCCAGCGCCAGAGATCTCTGACATCGAGGAGAAGTACGATGAGCTTGATGGTGAATCTGCGTACTCTATTGAAGATGATGACAGATACACAATCCTTGAGATCCATACCGATCTTGATCTTCCGGGCGAGTTCGCAGACCCAGATGGGATTGCAAGACCGTATGTTGTCACGATTGATAAATCTTCAAGAACAGTTCTCTCAATCAGGAAGAACTGGTATGAGGACGATAGCAAAAAGAAAAAGCTTCAACACTTTGTGCACTATCGCTATTTGCCCGGACTTGGGTTCTACGGGACTGGGCTTATTCATCTTATTGGTGGCCTAGCAAAGTCGGCAACATCGATACTGCGTCAGCTTGTTGATGCGGGAACTTTGGCTAATCTCCCTGCTGGACTAAAAGCCAGAGGTTTGCGTATCAAGGGTGATGACTCTCCTCTGATGCCCGGTGAGTTCAGAGACGTTGATATCCCCGGCGGCGCGATAAGAGACAACATCTACCCATTGCCATACAAAGAACCTTCTGGCGTTCTATACAACCTGCTTGGCAATATCGTTGAGGAGGGTAGACGTGTTGGCTCTGTAGCAGATCTAGACATAGCCTCCTCGAACCCCAATGCCCCAGTCGGTACCACTCTCGCGTTGCTTGAGCGGAACATGAAAGTAATGTCTGGTGTGCAGGCCCGTATGCATTCGTCTATGCGTAACGAACTGAGAATCCTGTCTCGTGTGATCCATGACTACATGCCTGCCCAGTATGACTATGAGCTGAACGGTAAGTTCAACAGGATTGATGATTTCGATGGACGTGTTGATGTTCTTCCTGTTTCTGACCCTAATGCGGCAACCATGTCCCAAAGAGTCATGCAGTATCAGGCCGCATTGCAATTAGCACAGCAGGCGCCACAGATTTACGATTTAGGTCAGTTGCACCGTCAAATGCTTGACGTTCTTGGCATACAGAACGCAGAGAAGATAGTTAAGTTAGACGATGAGATCCAGCCAACAGATCCTGTGACAGAGAATCAAAGAATCCTACAACAGGAGTCAGTCAAGGCGTTTGCGTACCAAGATCATGAGGCCCACATACAGGTCCATATGGCGTTGATGAATGATCCGAAGATTAAAGAGATGGTCGGACAGAGTCCGTTTGCATCCGCTATTCAGGGCGCTATGATAGAGCACATCACGGAGCACGTAGCGCATCAGTATCGAAAAGAGATCGAGGAACAGTTGGGCGCTCCTCTCCCTGACCCAGACGCACCTATCCCAGAGGATGTTGAGTATGATCTTGCCGGAACAGTCGCTAAAGCCGCATCAAAACTATTACAGAAAGATCAGGCAGAGGCTCAAGCGGCGCAAGCTCAACAACAAGCGCAGGACCCGCTCACGCAGATACAGCAAAGAAAGATTGCCCTCGAAGAAGCAGAGTTTCAACATAAGAGGGAAGTTGACATGGCCAAGCTTGAGCTGGATAAACAGTCCAAGCAAGCTACCATTGAGACGGAAAGAGAGCGTATCGACTCGCAAGAAAGACAAGAAGGTGCAAGGCTTGGTGTTAAGATCGCGACTGAAAAGGATAAGCTTGAACGCAAAGACCAGCTTGAGGGCGCAAAATTAGGTGTTGAAATAGCAAAGTCAATTGCAGACAATAACTCCTGAAAAAGTTCATATGCACTTTTTAGGGGGCTAGATGACAGAGCTTGACTACATTCAAGACAAGATCCGAGGATACATGAATGACACCGCAGATCACATGGCAGGCGGTGGCTGTGAGGATCACTCGCAGTACAACTACATGTGCGGAATGATCAAGGCGTTCGCGACCATTGAGAGAGACATTATCGATCTCAAGGAAAAAATTGAAAAAGCGTGAATACGTATTGATATAATCAGGTATTGGTTTACGCCACTATGGCGCAGGCACTACGGGCCTTAATCGTAAGCAAAGGAAACCAAATGCAAGTAAAAGAATTCTCTCTTAGTGAAGAGATAGCTAATTTATTACCCGCTCCAAAGGGATACAAGATCCTTGTAGCCTGCCCAGAAATCGAAGAGACAACAGAAGGCGGTATCATAATCGCTGAAGAGCTTCGTAAAAAAGAATCCACTGCATCAATCATCGGCATGGTCATAGACATGGGTGATGAGTGCTACACCGATCTAGATAAGTTCCCGTCAGGTCCATATTGTCAGCGTGGAGAGTGGATTATATTCAGATCATATTCAGGTACACGTATCAAGGTTAAGGGGCAAGAGTTCCGTTTAATTAATGATGACACTGTTGAGGCAACAGTGAACGACCCAAGGAGCGTTGAAAGAGCATGAGCGAAGAAAACGAAATTGAAGTAGAGATCGAAGGGGCCACTGACGAAGTCGAAATCGAAATCGTTGATGACACTCCAGAGGAAGATAGGAACAGACCGCGAAGAGCTGAGGGTGCGGAAGCAGAGATTCCATCTGATGATGAGATAGCCAACTACTCCGACAATGTTCAGAGCAGAATTAAGAAACTGAAGTTTGAATATCATGAGGAGCGCAGAGCAAAAGAAGAGGCTGAGCGATTCAGGAATCAAGCCGTGGAGGACATGAAGAAACTCTACGAGGAGAATCAAAAACTGAAGAACACTCTCTCTAAGGGTGAGGGTGCTCTGGTTGGTCAGGCACAACAGCGGATTGAGGCTCAGCTTGAAAAAGCAAAGCAAGCTTATAAAGAAGCGTATGAGTCAGGTGATGCTGAAGCAATAACGTCAGCTAGTGAGCAGATGGCAGTTCTTGCAAATGAGAAGGTTCGTTACGCGAACTACAAACCAAAGGTTAAAAAACAGCAAACACCGGCAGAGTTCAATACAAAGCAGTACGAATCAGCACAAACACAACCAACGCAGATAGACCAAAAGGCTGTAGAATGGTCCGAAAAGAACCCTTGGTTTCTAAAAGACAAGGCAATGACAGGATATGCCTATGGGGTTCATGAGGAATTAATCGATAGGGGGGTCAGCCCAAACACTGACGACTACTATCAAGAAATAGATGCGAGAATGCGTGAAGCATTCCCGTCAAAGTTTGGACAACAAAGGCAACAGGGCTCCGTGGTGTCCCCCGCTACAAGAACAGCGAAATCGTCACGCCAAGTAAAGTTGACCAAGACACAAGTCGATATCGCGAAAAGACTTGGGCTTACGCCAGAAAAATATGCCGCGCAACTTTTGAAGGAAATGCAAGCATGAGCACACGAGCAAGCAGGGAATCTCAGACCCGCGAAAAAACTGAGCGCAAAAAAGCTTGGGCTCCAGCATCCCGAATTCCTACTCCAGATGGTGAGGATGGATATTCGTACCGGTGGGTACGCACATCGATTTTAGGACAGGCTGATAATACTAATGTCTCGGCAAAATTTCGTGAAGGGTGGGAACCCGTCCGCGCTGAAGATCATCCCGAGCTAATGGTGCAGTCAGATATTGATTCTCGCTTCGAGGGGAATGTCGAAGTAGGTGGCCTATTACTGTGTAAAAACAGCAAAGAAAACGTAGAAGCCCGTCAGGAATACTACGCGGAAATGAATCAACGGCAAATAGAGTCTGTGGATAACAACTTTATGAGAGAGAACGATCCAAGGATGCCTCTCTTACGCCCTGAAAAAAGAACCAAAGTAAGTTTTGGGAGCGGCAACTCCTAGTTAGTTGGGGTGTCGCTTCTGATAGACATATGTAAGGAGATAGACAAATGTCTGCAACAGCCGCACCCTTCGGGTTACGCCCGATTGGTCGCCTAGACAGTGGGTCACTGGAGGTTTTCCGCCAGTATCCTATTGCTTCTGGGTACGGCACGAATATTGCAATGGGCGATATCGTGCAACTGGTTGATGGCGGAACCGCCACAACTATCGAAAAACAGTCAGGTACAGGAGATGACTCTACCGAAATTGATATGGTAGGTATCTTCTTGGGCTGTAAGTACACTGATCCCAACACAAATCAAATGACGTTCAGTCAGTTGTGGCCTGCAAGCACTGTTGCTTCAGATGCAATGGCTTATGTTGTTGATGACCCTAACGTGTTGTTTGCGATTCAGGCGGATGCCGCTCCAACGAATACTGGAGATATTTACGGTAAGAATACCTTGCTTGTGCAGACTGCACCGAATACAACCCTGAAGGTATCTCGCGTAGCGTTAGACATCTCAGAGTTGAGCACAGATGCTCAGAACCCAATTCGGGTTATCGATTATCTGGGTGGGGATCAAGGTGATGAGAAGGGCACTACATACCCAATACTGGTGTGTAAGTTCAACTATCATCAGCACACATCCACTACTGGTTCTGCATAAGGAGATTGAACGATGGCTATTACTCGCGCCCAACTCCTCAAGGAGTTATTACCGGGCCTTAATGCATTGTTCGGTCTTGAGTACGACAAGTATGAAGACGAACATGCAGAGATCTATGAAACAGAAAGTTCAGAGCGTTCTTTCGAGGAAGAAGTTAAGCTCTCAGGCTTCGGTGCCGCACCGGTCAAGCCAGAGGGAAGTGCGATTTCCTACGACAATGCTCAGGAGTCTTTCACTGCTCGTTACAACCACGAAACAGTTGCGATGGGTTTCTCCATTACTGAAGAGGCAATGGAAGATAACCTGTATGACGCTCTGTCTGCTCGGTACACAAAAGCACTTGCTCGCGCAATGGCTTACACCAAGCAAACAAAAGCGGCTTCTCTGCTGAACACAGGTTTCGACACATTCCAATCTGGGGATGGCGTAACCCTGTTCAACACAGCGCACCCAACTGTTGCTGGCGGTAACAACCGTAACCGTCTTTCTACAGACTCTGACCTCAATGAGACTTCTCTTGAGCAGGCTGTGATCGACATCGCGGCTTTCACGGATGAGCGTGGTCTTCTGATCGCGGCACGTCCTCGTAAGCTGATTGTTCCACCTGCATTGATGTTCGTTGCAACTCGTTTGCTCGAATCAGAACTGCGTACCGGAACAGCCGACAACGACACAAACGCATTGCGTAACAACGGGTCTATCCCAGAGGGATATCGCGTCAATCACTACCTGACTGACAACGATGCCTTCTTCTTAGTGACAGACGTTCCTAACGGAATGAAGCACTTCGAGCGTACTCCAATGCAAACGTCTATGGACGGTGACTTCGATACTGGCAATGTTCGCTACAAAGCTCGCGAGCGTTACAGCTTCGGTGTTTCAGACCCACTAGGAATCTTCGGATCGCCCGGTGCGTCTTAATCAGGAATCTTTTCCTGATACAATAAAGGGGAGGCTTCGGCCTCCCTTTTTTCATCCTGACAAAAGGTGCATGTGCACTTTTTGACACTGGCCAAGACAGGAGATTTTCATGGCTAATACAACTTTTAATGGGGCGGTCCGCTCCGAAAACGGATTCGTATCTGTGACAAAGAACGCAACGACAGGAGCGTTTACTACGGGTACCACATATTCAGATATCATCACAGGTAGTGTTCAGTCACTGTCTGGCGCTGGTGCAGTAAACATCACTGACCTGATCACAGAGGTGACCACCACAGGGGCTGACGCGCTCACGCTAGCTAATGGCGCGACAGGTCAGGTTAAGATCATCACAATGGTCACTGACGGTGGTGATGGAACTCTTACTCCAACAACTCTTGCTGGCGGTACAACCATCACGTTCAATGACGTTGGAGATGGTGTTGTGCTTGTTTATGGTTCAGCAGGCTGGGTGGTTGTCGGAAACAACGGCGCTACGATTGCGTAAGGGGTAGATCATGGCAATGTCTGATACATTTGCAGTTACTCGAACAAGTGACGGCACAATATTTGGGCAGAGATCGCGAGTACGTCAGATCGTTGCCACGACAGCGAGCTCTGGGAGTCCTGCTATTGTCGTCAAAGATGGCGGTGCCAGCGGGACAACCCGGCTCTCTATGGCGTTTACAACATCCGATGTGATCACGGTAAACATCCCTGACAATGGAATATTGTTTGAGACAGATGTATATCTTGATCTAACGGCTTGCGATTCCGTTACATTCTTTCTATCGTAGGAGGTATTGTGGCCACTCCAGAAAGAGTAAAGAGTAAGATGAAGGAGCTTGGGCTGAGCGGCGTAAATAAGCCCAAGAAGACCCCGAGTCATAAAACTAAGTCTCATGTGGTCATGGCAAAAGAAGGGGACAAGTATAAGCTTGTCCGCTTCGGTCAACAGGGGGTGAAGGGTGCAGGGAAAAGCCCGAAGACAGCGAAAGATAAGGCACGTAAAAAGTCATACTATGCAAGGCACAACGCCCAAGGAAAACCCTCCAGCAAACTCAGCGCAAAGTACTGGTCCCATAAAGTTAAGTGGTGATGACTGGCGTTATTGGGCGCAATGAGAATCTGAATGATTAGACTGGCTACCAAGGATGATGCGAGGGCTATTGTGAAGATAGCCTTTTTATTTCATAAGCTAAGCCAGTTTGGTGATGTCACAACCTACAATGTCAAGGATGCACTGCTGTACACCCTGAAAGGCATTAGGAATAAAAACAAGCTATGGATGGTGTGCGAGAAAGACTCTGAGGTCATAGGGTTTTTTGTTGCGGGCAAGCACCATCCGCCTTGGAACTCACGTCAAAGTTTGTCCAGTGAAGAATTATTTTTTCTGCTTCCAGAGCACAAGTCCCCTCGGATTGCGTTAAACTTTTTTAAGGAGTGGGAAAAATGGTGCGTAAGTCACGGTGTAGTCCAGATGTCATTCACTCCTACATCGTTTGTTGATGACAACCTCAATCGGTGGGATGGGTTTTGTAACCACATCGGTTTTAAGAAAGGTGGCATCTACTACAAGAAGGTCTTGACCAATGAAGTTTAAATCAATATGCCCATCGCTAAGTCCTGACGCACTTGATGATTTATTTGTCAGGACGATGTATTGCTTTGGTGATGATGGCGGCGGTGGCGGCGGTGGCGGCGGTGGCGCCAGTAAAAGCGAAGACTATGATGACTATGATGGTGGTCGCTTCGATGATGATGACACCGGATTTGATGACGGTGATACTGGTGACACAGGTGATACTGGCGGAGATGATGAGTCCTCTAGAGGTGACAATGATGATGACGATCCGTTTGTTGGTGACGAGGTAGACCTCACAGATTCAGAGATTGACGATATCGTAGATGACATCATTGATGATTTTGTTGGTGATGAGATAGATTTCAGTGAAGACGATTTCGATGTTGGGTTCGATGAGGGAGATGTTGAGGATACGTTGACAGATTCAGAGATCGATACCATCCTCGATGAAAATGATAAGGGGCTAACTAAAGAGGCAAGAATAGATAACGCAGTTGAAGCATATAAAAATAACAACTCCTTATATGGATCGGTGAGCCTAAACCCCAATAATCCAGACGTTATTGAATCTCTCAGAACAGAGTTAGGCGGCAGGACTGTCGATCAGATAGATCAATTCACCAAGGACATGGGTGGTCTGTCTCTGAACGAGATTATCGCTGAACGTACAGATCCCTCAACCGGTGCGATAGAGCCGTCAGATCCATCAAGAATTAATGACATATACGATACGCTACTTACCGTTGCAGATCAGGCTGTAAAATTAGCTGAGAGTTCTCCAGAAGAGACCCCAGTGACGGACTCAGAGATTGAAGCGCAGATCAAAGAGAACCTAGATAAAGCTCAGGAACTTCGCGACCGAATTGATGATTATTTTTTGGAGAGCGATGTAGATGATGAAACATTGCCGGTGCTTGAGGCTGAGCCTGAGGTCGAGCCTGAGTTTGAAACCCCACCGAGAGATATAACAGACCCGAACGCCCTCGATACCGAAGAGTTACGTGCAGAGATGCGCGGCGAAGGATCAGTTTCTTGGGGAGAGTTACTTGCGGCGATACGCGGCGAAGGAGGAGGATTGGCCGCATTGGGAATCGATGTTGAGCCTGAGTTTGATGATGGCTCTCAGGTTTATCAAGATACCCCTGTAGAAATCAATGTCCCTGAGGTCACGCCTTATGCTGGCGATGATGCAGATGTGGAGACATTGCCGGTACCTGAGCCGGAGGATATTTTCGTTGGGGATGAGGTCGCTATTCCAACAGAGCCTTATGATGATTACGATGACGTGTTTGGTGACCCCGGCGGCACAGATCCTTTCGTGGGTGAAGAGATTGCAGTGCCCGAGGAAAATAAAATCTCAACCACGATAGATAGTCTCATCAATGCGGTTTTATCTGCACCAACACCCGGCAGTCTCATACTTGAAGGTCTGTCTAAAGAGTTCCCTAAAATCGCTCAGGCAATCAAGGAGGGAACCTACGATCCTGAGTTTGACTATGGAGATGTAGATGACATCACGCTTGATGAAAGAGTTTCTTATATCAGTCCTAACACGGGAGAGCTGAACACTAGGAACTTTAATATTGGGGATGATGAAAGAGATCAGCCATACGTGGACACGTATGTAAACGGTAAGTTTACCCGCGTGTATGGACCTATAGAGAACCTGTCAAAACAGTATGACCCCAGTCAGATACGCGGTGTTGATTTCGATGAGGGGGATATAGCTGACACGATTCCAATTATTGATGAGCCAGCCATACCACAAGATCCTTTTGTTGGGGAAGAGATAGCGCCTGAAGCAGACTTCACACAACTTACCAGTGGTACGTTGTCTCAAGCAGATGACCCGTTTGTAGGTGATGAGATCGCTGTCGAGCCTGAGGACATCGATGACATAGTAGCAGATATAGAAATTGGAATACCTGATCTTGAACCTGAGGATCCATTCATTGGCGATGAAATAGATTACTCTGATGATGATGACCTTGGCTTTGATGAAGGAGACGTTGGGGAAACTATTGATCTGGGGCCTGACCCAGTCGCGCCTGTAACAGGCGGTGGCGGCGATGACACCTCCGCTTCAACAGAAACAGCTCCGTCTTACGCAGGATCACCGTACAGCGGATTGTTTGGAGACTCCTTACAGTACAATCCCTTCGAGGGCCAAGATCCGTTTGAGTATGACGTTCCTTTGGTCACCGATCCATTCAGGCCAGAAGAGTTGTTTGGTTCGTATACATTGTCAAATGATGTGGCTCAGGGGTTAGCCAACCTAGTCAATGCGGGGTATGCGCCTGAGTACCTTGAGCCAATCTCTCAGATGGACGAGGCAAGAAGAGAGCAGGAAGAAATCATGGCATTGATTGGCGCTCAAATGCCTACGGGTACGCCTGTCTCGGATGAAGACTTCCAGTACTTTGAGCTTTCTCCCATCGAGGAGGCGGAGCGTTTAATAGCGGAGTTAAGCAATGATCAATCGTAGCAGTATGTCTAAACAGCTCACTGGCAAGATGGCCAAAGGTGGTAAAGTAAAGAAGAAGGCAAAGAGCAAGGTCAATGAAGCCGGTAACTATACAAAGCCCACACTACGCAAGCGACTCTTTAATGAGATCAAGGCAGGCGGAAAAGGAGGCAAGCCGGGTCAATGGAGCGCAAGAAAAGCTCAGATGCTCGCTCAACGCTATAAGAAAGCAGGCGGAGGTTACCGCGACTGATGGCCAAGAAAGCGTCCCAGAAGTCACTCGACAGTTGGACAAAGCAAAAGTGGCGTACCAAGAGTGGCAAGCCATCTACACAAGGCTCGAAAGCTACAGGGGAGCGCTATCTACCGGAGAAAGCTATCAAGGCGCTTTCACCAAAAGAATATGCGGCTACGAGTCGCAAGAAGCGAGCGGACACCAAAAAGGGCAAACAGTTTTCGTCACAGCCTAAAAAGGTTGCCAAGAAAACAAGAACGTATAGGAAGAAGTAATGGCTGTTGTAACGCCTGATTTGCCAGAGATATTTGAGGAAGCGTATGAGAGAGCAGGGCTTGAGATGCGCTCTGGCTACGATCTCAAAACGGCAAGGCGATCCCTTAACCTCTTGACCCTTGAGTGGCAGAACAGAGGGTTGAATCTGTGGACTATTGAGCCCGGAACTATTACGCTTGCCTCTGGTACTGACACATATACGTTTCCTGCCGACACCGTAGATGTTATTGAGATGACACTACGTACAGGGTCTGGCACGAATCAAATAGATCAGAATGTGGAGAGAGTGAGTGTATCTACGTATTCTCAGCAAACTAATAAGAACACGACAGGACGGCCCGTACAAGCGTTCATTAGACGCTTGGCAACGTCAACAACTGTTACGCTGTGGCCTGTGCCGGATTCAACTGACTCTTATACTCTTGCGTATTACCGTTTGCGTGGAATCGAAAGCATTAGCTCGGGCGTTACGGGTACGGCTGACATGCCTCCTCGATTCGTTCCTTGTTTGGTTGCAGGGCTTGCCTACTACATTTCGATGAAGCGGCCAGAGGTTGCTGACCGTGTTTCGGCTCTCAAGCAGGAGTATGAGTTTCAGTTTGAGTTAGCCGCAGGAGAGGATAGAGAGACATCGAGCATCAAGTTTGTTCCGTTCAATACCTTCTACGGGGCAGGTGGCTAATGTCTGTTTATGCAAAAGCTAAGAAGGCTTTCGGGTTTTGTGATAAGACTGGGTTCAGGTATCCTCTTAGTCAACTTGTAACAGAGATCAGAAATGGCATTCCGACAGGATTTAAAGTTGGTTTCGATGTGGTTGATCCAGATCAGCCACAAAACTTCCTTGGTAGGATCAGGATTAATGACCCTCAGGCTTTACGTGACCCCAGACCAGAGCGGAAGATTGAGCCGTTTACCTTCAAATATCCGGCGCTTGACCAAGAAACATTAGAGCCGTTCGGCCCGCCAGATCCACTACATGTAACTCCCGGCACTGTTACAATAGTAATATCGTAAAAGTTCATATGCACTTTTTTGGAGAGAAGAAGCAATGATGAAGAAGACAAAAGGTTATGCCAAGGGTGGTATGAAGAAGAAAACAAAAGGTATGGCTAAGGGCGGCAAGCTCAAAATGGTCGATAAAGGCGGTAAGAAAGTTCCATTCTTCGCGGCTGACGGCAAGGGCAAGATGGCTGGCGGTGGCATGGCCAAGAAGACCAAGGGCTACGCAAAAGGTGGCGCCATGAAGAAAACTAAGGGATACTCCAAGGGTGGAGTTGCTCGCGGTACAGGTGCGGCAACAAAAGGAAAGAAGTTCACTCGGAGTGGCTAATGCCGTACTTAATCTCCAACGTGCCCAGCTTCAAGTGCTGGGTGCGTAAGGAGTTCACCTGTAATCATCAGGATTATCATGGTGAGTTCATTCATGCGTTGGCTTTTGCAGTCAATACAATTCCAGATAGATCTCTGAGCTTCCAAGTCGTTTTCACAGGATGTGAGATTGACTCGGAAGGCGGTGACAATGTTCATGGAGGAGCAATGTGGGCAAGGATGCCCATCCAAGCTCTTGTTGCGGATATACATTTAGATGAGTGGCCTGACCGAATGGAGGATCATTTGTGTCAGCCGTGGGACTGTGAATCTAGGAATCATTCGGTCATAGTCATGGATAGGGTTAGCTCTAGTCCGTGGGTCGCCAAAATTAACAGCGAGTTTTACGAGGCTCGATATATGTTTACTGTAGATTACACGGACCACGAGATTGCCGACTCTCCTGATCAACACAAGCAATCGCATGTGCTCTATCTTACTGAAGGCCCTTGGACTGGTAATATCGTTGCACTGCCCAACAATAGAGTCAGAGCAACGTCGCCTGCCTTGTGGCGCACAGGCGAGGGCGCACCAGATTTCACGCCTAGCCAATATACCCATTCAGCAGCGGGACATTCGAGTTATACTGATCCAGACATAACATTTAATAATCTATATCAGGATTCGTGATGAATTACGCAGAGCTGACTCAGGCGATCAAGGACTACACAGAGAACGAAGAGACAACTTTCGTCAACAACATTCCTGTCTTCGTGCGTCAGGCAGAGGAGCGTTTGAATCGCTCTGTCATCATCCCTGAGCTAAGAAAGACATCGCAAGGTACATTTACAGCGGGGAACAGGTTTCTTTCCAAGCCCACCGACTTTCTTGCAGTAGCCTCGATTGCTGTTATCGATGGGTCAAGTAACTTCAATTACCTCCTGCCCAAGGATGTGAACTTCATAAGAGAGGCGTATCCAGCAACAGCGACTCAAGGATTGCCGGAGTACTATGGCCAGTTCAGCGATGGATCTATAGTTGTGGCGCCAACGCCCGATACAGGCTACACAGTCCAGTTGGCGTATTACTATGATCCACCGTCAATCGTTACGTCCTCCACGAGCTGGTATGGAGATAACGCAGAGACTGCATTACTATATGGTTCATTGATTGAGGCCTATACCTTCATGAAGGGAGAGGCTGATTTGATCAATCTTTATGGGCAACGATATGAGGAGGCGGTCTCGCAGTTAATGGTCCTTGGTGAGGGTCGTCTCAGGAGAGACACTTACAGGAACAACGAGCCACGACCACAAGTCACATGAGTATTTCTGAAACATCAGTCACTACGGCTGGAGCGGCCACTGTGGTTGCAACATCAAATCGAGGGCTGAATCCAGATGAGCTAGCTGGATTGGCTTTAAAGAAAATTATGCATATATCATCTGGGGCAGATCCAATTATCAGGATGCAGGCAGAAGCTTTCAAGGAAGATTTGCGGGCTCTGCTGGTAAGATATTTTGAACAAGCCCAGAAATCGGAGCGAACTACGTTGTATAATTTATTTAAGAGCCAAGGTCATGAAGACATGGCGCAGATTATTAGGAAGCTGTAATGGCAATATCAAACGAGATTTGCAACGTCTTCAAGACTGATATTCTTAAAGGCGTTCACAATTTTAGTTCATCTGGTGGCAACACGTACAAGCTTGCGCTGTTCACGTCCTCTGCGACATTGAACAAAAGCACGACGGCTTACTCGGCACCTACGAGTGCATCGGCTAATCCGACAAGCACAAATGAAATCACAACAACTGGCACAAGCTACTCAGGTGGCGGGGAAACTCTGACGAATATAACGCCAGCGATCAAGTCTGGGACAGACAGAGTGCAAATGGATTTTCAGGATGCTACGTTCAGTGGTGTTACCCTCACGGCGAACGGAGGACTGATCTATAAGAACAGCTCCAATGAAGCTGTTATGGCAGTTTCCTTCGGCGGTGACAAGACAGCCACTTCAGGTGACTTCACGGTTCAATTTCCAGATCCAACTAGCGCCACTGCCATCATAGAAATTAACTAGGCGTTTGCCGTGGCCTAAGTAAGGAGGCGTTAGCTTGTCTAATCCAGTCACTGCGCCTCTTATATCTGTCCCTGCCCAGAATAGCGCTACGTGGACACAACGAACAGCCGATATCACTCAGTATATCGGCCATACTGCTCGCCTAATTATTCTCTATCAATCCGGCTCATCTTTCCGTGGTGACATCCAGCTTGATGACTTCAATATCGGTGGCAACACATTTGACCCCGAGACAGGCACCCATAATTTCCAAGTACAGACAACAGCAGATAACAGTCAGCTTAGTGATGTCAATGATATTTACTCTGATTACAATGCTGTTTCATGGACTTCATTAACTACAGACTCTAGCACTCACGCAACAGACGATTACGGAAAATTCTTCCGAGATTCTGGGGGGACTCCATCTGGAAGTACTGGTAATGCATCTGGTAATACAGGTAGTTTTTACTACTTTGCCGAAACTTCTAGTATAGGCGCTGACAACGATATCTGGCTACGCTCACCTGAAGTAACCATTACTAATGGCACTCTTGAGTTTTACACTGCTCAGAACGGAATTAACTGCGGGCCTATTTATGCATACTTAGAGCTTACTGGTCCGGCCGTAAGTGCTGGTTGGGGCAGGGGTACGTGGAGTAGTGATGCGTTCGGTACGAACGATGCCGGTGGCGTAACGACAGGCTGGGGTCGCAGTACTTGGAGTGATGGCCCTTGGGGCAAGACAGTTACCGCTGTAGCGCTCACAGGTATTCAATCAGCAAGTTCTGCTGGATCTGTGACTGTGGTGGCAGAGGCAAGTGCGTCTCCCTCAGGTATACAATCATCAAGTTCCGAAGGTTCTGTTTCAATCGTTGCAGAAGCAAGTGCTTCCCCGTCGGGTATCCAGTCATCCTCAACAGCCGGGGATGCGTCTGTTGTAGCTGAGGCAACAACATCTACGACAGGGATACAATCTAGTTCTTCTGCCGGTTCGGTCACAACAGTTGCTGAAGCAACAGCGTCACCGTCAGGGATTCAGTCAAGTTCATCAGCGGGATCTGTTTCCATTGTTGCAGAGGCAAATGTCTCACTGACAGGTATACAGTCTTCAACTGACGCTGGGAATGTGGACGCAGATCCTGATGCAAACATCACAGGCATTCAATCTTCAACGTCCGCAGGCTCTGTTTCAGTTGTTGCAGAAGCAACGACCACCCCGTCAGGAATACAATCTAGTTCGTCAGCGGGATCGGTTGCAACTGTAGCAGAGGCAAATGTTTCACTAACAGGTATACAGTCTTCGGCGTCCGAAGGATCTGTTTCTACTAAAGCAGAGGCAAATGTATCTTTAACGGGTATTCAGTCTTCAACGTCCGCAGGATCTGTATCTGTAGATGCAGAGGCAAATGCCTCTTTGACAGGTATTCAGTCTACTTCTACAGAGGGAGACGTTTCGGTAACAACCGGTTTGAATGTCTCAACCACAGGTATTCAAAGAACATCTTCTGAGGGTTCTGTGTCTGTTCAAGCTCAAGCAAGCACATCCCTCACCGGTATACAGGCTTCGAGCACTGAGGGCGATTCTTCTGTATTAGCCCAAGCGAACACATCCACCACAGGAATACAAGCACGCTCCTCAGTCGGCACCTGCACTGTAGAGGCAGAGGCTGTCGCTTCTCCGTCAGGTATACAAAGTACTTCTTCAGAAGGATCTGTGACGGTAAGAGGCTTAGCGAATGTATCGTTAACAGGTATCCAGTCAACAAGCAGTGTGGGTGACTCTTCTGCTTTAGCCGAAGCAAATGCGCCACTCACTGGCATCCAGTCTTCCACCAGTGCCGGTAACGTAGATGCAGATCCTGATGCAAACATAACAGGTATACAGGCCACGACCTCAGCGGGCACGGTAGAGATCCTGAATGACATGACAGTATTCCCTACAGGAATACAGTCAACTACTTCTGCCGGTAACGTAGATGCAGATCCCGATGCAAATATCACCGGAATTCAAGCAACTAGTACGGCAGGAAGTGTCTCTGTAATCGGTGAGTCAAACGTGGTGCCTTTCGGTATACAAGCGTCTAGCTCAGAAGGTGATGCATCTGTTTCAGCAAAAGCCAACGTCTCTCTAACAGGGTTACAATCTGCAACCACTGCTGGAACCGTGGATGCAGATCCTGATGCCAATATTACAGGTATACAGGCTCTCTCTTCTGTCGGTGATGTGTCCGTGCAGGCGGAGGCAAACGTCTCACCTGACGGGATTCAGTCAGCAACATCTGACGGCTCTGTCTCTGTTAAAGCAGGAGCCACAGCTAGTCCGAGTGGAATACAAAGGTCTTCGTCTGCGGGTTCAGTGGGAGTTGCTGTTAGCATTGTCGTTACCACCACAGGTATTCAGTCCTCTACGTCTGAGGGATCTTTCTCTGTCTCTGTGAACGCAAGCACATCAGCGACTGGAATTCAATCTACGACATCTGAGGGCACAGCTACTGTAGCGGTTAACCAAAGGATTGATGTCACAGGAATTCAATCATCCACATCCGTTGGGTCTGTTACAATATCAGGGAGTGCGAATGTAATTCCGATTGGAATTGCGATGGCGACAACAACCGAAAAAGTGAATGTTTGGGGGATTGTTGACGACAGTCAAACGTCTAATTTCTCTGCAATTAGCACGGCTCAAACACCGAACTATTCAGTTGTTGTTGATGGTAACACCCCGAATTGGGAAGACGTAGCATAAAGTGCACATGCACTTTTTTATGAGGAATAAATAATGCCCAGTACCTATACCACAAATCTTGGCATAGAGAAGATCGCTACTGGCGAGCAGTCAGGAACGTGGGGGACCACGACAAATACAAACCTTGATCTGATAGACGAGGCAGTCAACGGGATTGTAAGCATTACTCTGTCCTCTGCCGGTTCTTCAGGTTCCCCTAATTCACTCCCTGTGACAGATGGCACATCTTCAAATGGCCGAAACAAGTTTATCGAGTTTGTAGATGGGGGCGACCTAGGTGGAACAGCCTATGTACAACTGACCCCCAACAACGCAGAAAAGATAGTCCACGTCAGAAACAGTCTGTCAGGTAGTAGGGCTATTATAGTTTTCCAAGGAACGTATAGCACGTCTAATGACTTTCAGATTGAGAACGGGAAGGACGTTGTCCTCAAGTTCGATGGAGCTGGAACCAGCGCAACAGTTAAGGATGTATTTGAAGATCTTGCTGTTACCAAGGTAGATGCGGCAACTCTTGCTGTTGGCGGTACCTCTGTGACATCAACAGCCGCAGAGATCAATAAGCTAGATGGGTTTACTGGTACGGCTGATGATCTAAATTATGCAAAAGACTTGCGGGCGACCGGTGTCACAACCACTGAGTTTGACAAGCTTGACGGCTTGACAGCAACCACTACAGAGTTGAACTACGTTGATGTGACTACGCTGGGCACGGTCCAAGCATCAAAGGCGGTCACAGCCGACTCAAGCGGCGAAATCAAAGTACCTGACGATAAGCGAATTATCTTTGGCAACGATTCCGATGCAACAATTGCTTATGATGAGACAACAGACAACCGGTTAGAGATAGCTGGTTCAACTGTGCATGTCGCTAAGAATGCAATCGGCACAGTCACCGCAGAAAACGATGGCTCTTTTGATTTAAGTGCGTCCAATCATTTTACGTGTACTCCAACTGGTGCGATTGATCTGACCTTCACAAACGAGGTCGCAGGTCAATCTGGTAGCATCTTGCTTGTAAACACAACACCACAGGTTGTAACGGTGGATGCGGATGTCTTTTTGTCCGCCACAGATCTCACCGCCATTAATGTTGCGGGTACGTATCTCTTGTCCTACTATTCTCCAGACGGAACGAATGTATATCTCGCGGCGACCCCATCTTTAACTGAAGGTTCATAACTTATGCCTCTGATTCAAGGTCAAGCAGTAAATAGTTCTAATGCGGGCGGCTTTTACCCGAAGACCATCAACGGATCGTTGCGGTTTAATAGTGCGGACGATGCTCATTTGGAGTGGACACCTAGTGGTGCAGGAACAAGCGGAACCACTTTTACCATAAGCTGTTGGGTAAAGTTAGCGGCATTAGATGAGAACTACATTTTTTCTGCGGCGGCAAGTGGTGCTACGACTGAAATATTTTATGTTCAAACTCGATCATCCACTCACGATTTTGCTTTGAATATCGTTTGGAGAGACGGAAATACAACAACTAGAACTCTTAAAACAAACCGTAAATTTAAAGATCCGTCAGCTTGGTATCACATTGTAGTTGCGGTTAATGCAGGTGCTTCGTCCAATCCCGATAAAATAAAAGTCTATGTCAACGGTGTATTAGAAACTGACTTTGCTTCAGATAACCGCTCTACGCTCTCTTCTAGTTCTACTTTAGCGGCGACCGCCAACGTGCTTCACTATATCGGTGGATACAGCGGAACTGGTTCTGAATTTGCAGATTTTTATTTAGCTGAATACTTCTTCATTGATGGCACACAGCACGATGCTGACGCTTTCGGTGAGTTTAATAACGGTATATGGGTTCCTAAGAACGTCACCGCCTCCGACTTCACAATGGGGAACAATGGCTTCTATCTAAACTTTGAAGACGATGCAACCGTTGAAGCTTTCAATACAGTGTTGTATGAAGGTAATGGAGGCACAAACCATAGAATCACGGGAGCAGGGTTTACGCCAGACATGGT